TCTATTAATGTTAATCTGTAAATAGTTGAATCTGTATTTTCAAATCCGTAAACATAGTAAGAACCAATAGTAGCTATGCTTCCAGAGCTAACTCCAATTAACCCTATCTTATCACGTTTTGCTTTTTTAGTATAAGTTCCTAGTTCTAATTCATTTGTAATGTTTCCTAGTTTTACTGAAGCACTACTAAAATTAATTCTCGTTGTTCTTAAGTAAATATCAAATGCTGTTCCTGTAGAATTAAAATAAACTACCCAGCTTGTAGGCAGGGTATCAAATGTTGGAAAGGCATCGCCTGCATTAAATACAGCAGGGTTAGTATCAACTAACCAGTTTTTATTTATATAATCATATCTTATAGTAAACGATCTATTTGCTTTTATATAAGCTAATATTAGATTTTGTTCTTTTACAGAAAACGTTCTAGCTAATGCAGGGTATATAATATTAATTGTTGCATTGTCTGGAATTACAGTATCTAATGTAATTGCACCAGTGCCGTCTGCTCGTTTGCCAGTTGGCGAACCTGCTGCAACTCCTGTTCCTTCTATACCAAGTCCGTGTGCAAATATATCAACTACTTTCGCCCACTTAGTTGTACTACCTGATGTAAATTCAATCAATGCGCCAGGCGTAATATGTTTCATATAATCTGTTGCTGTAGTTCCAACTCTTGTAATAACTGCAGATTCTGTGATATAACCAGTTAATAATCCTGTTGCTGTTTCGCTTGGATTCTGCCATACAACTGAATTAGGAGTGTAAGAATGCGTTGTATCTCTTAATGTTGTAAATGCATTACGAAATCCAATATAATATAAATTAACAAATTCATCATTATTTAATATATTCTTAATATGTTTGTCATATACTAATTGCGGACTATCTGTTGAAGCTGTTGAAACTGAGATTAATTTGTCCGTTTTATTTACAGCCGCATCTTTACCTGTTAGGTATAAATTGCTGTATGTTCCTGTAGGGTCACTAAACTTTGAATATCTGCTGTGCCCACTAAATGTTCTGTTAATACTCTTTATCTTTAATATACCGCCTGTTGCATTTCCTAACAATGTATTGTAGTCTTGTGCTGTAATCATTCTATCTTGACTTGCATAATTCTTTGGAGCAGCTTCTCTTATTTCATCTAACGTTTCATTTGCACTTGCATTTGAAATTGGTTGCTTTAACTGTATGCCAAATGTTGCAGTATATAAGTTGCCATCAGCACCTGTGTAGTTTACCTGTACTCTTTTATTTGGTAAATCATCTGGTCTAACAATATACGTACTGTTTACACTTGTTCTGTACCAGACTCTAATTGTATCCTTAGGAATATTGCCAAATGTTTTGTCTGCGAATAAAATTGATATTTTATTATCTTCTCTAGTCTTGACACTAAATATATCTCGTTGACCTGAAGCTAAGTTATTATAAATTACATTACTATTAACGTCTGTAACTTTTGACCATTCTTTAGTAACATTGCTTGTGGTATTAATATTTTGTACCCACACATCTGTGCTGTTTACATTTTTAGCACCAATATCTAATGAGATATTATCAATTGGGCTTGCTATATTAAAATCTTCATAGAACAGGCTACCTTGTTTAACTCCAAAAAAGAAACCCGTGTTAGTACTCTTTATGCCCTTGCCATCATTTTTAAAATAAATTCCGACACTACCTACTGGGTTTGGAGATTTTTCTGTAAATGTTGTTGCTGTATTATCATAATCACTGCTTATAACATTATATACAGAAGATGTACCTAGTACCGATCCAGTTACATCAAATTTAATTTGGTTGGGAGTATTGTTAAGATCATAGAAGTCTGTTGTTACATTATTAATTACTACAGATTTTTTTGGACTACCGTATTGATTATTGTTTTCCAGAACTGCATTAACAACTGTAATAAAGTCATCTAAATTATTAACATTATTACTTATTTCATACATTATATCTTTGCCGCCTAGACTATCGCCTGCACTTCCAATAATTGCTTCGTTCGTTTTAACACTCATTACTTTCATCTCACCGTACGCTGGCACGTTACGTCGTGGTTGATATCCTAAAAATTCTGCTAATTTATAAACTGATTCTTGTCTTTGTGATGTGCTTATAAAATTGTTTCTTGCATTCAAGTCTAGCCTGTATGCTAAGTTGTGTCCAAACTGTGCAACTACATCTAGTAGTGATACAAATTCAGCTGATTCTACCCAGTCATTGTAGTTCTCTGGATAATTATTGCGAACATGATCGACCATAGCAGAACGAATTGTGTCATAATCAAATGCTTGAAAGTTAGCATTAATATATGATTCGTAAATTACTGTGTAGTCTTCAGCTGCAAATAGTTTATTTTGTCTTGATTTCTGTGCCATAATTAAAACTCTGCGTCTTGTTCGAATTCTCTGTCGAACTTAATCTGTAACTCTGTTACAGTTGTTGTTGGTAAGTAAATAAGTTCTACACTAATTGTAACTGCGTGTTTGTCTGCATTGACTTTAACGTGTGTATTACTAACATTAAATCTTGGATCGTATGTTATTACGTTATATACTTCTTCTTCTATTGCATCCAGTGTTGATTGATCCAGTGGTTCAAAGACGTATAGTGGCAAGTCACACCCAAATGTAGGGTCTGTCCATTTCTCTCCTTTACGGATTTTGAAATGATTTAGTAAGTCTTGCTTAGCCAAATCTATGCCAGTCAGACGTTGACTAGTGTAGGGATTGTTTATTGTTGTATAGCCGATTATATTACTCATACAACTATTTATGCGATTAATTATCTATGTAGTTTATGATTGGAGAATTAGCTTATCTTCTGGCCATTTTATGTAATCTTGCCAATATAAACATGGAATTATTATTTGATGTGTCTTTTCAGAGTAGTTTATCTTGTGCCAACTTGGAACAGTTGGGATGTTGATTGGGGTTGATAGCTTATCGCCTTTTTTAACATTGCATGGACCACATGCACTTACTGTGTTCTCCCACGTAAGTCTACCACCGCGTGACTTAGGAATTACATGATCTATTGTTAACTCGGCAAAAATGAATTGATCACCACAATACTGACAACAATGATCGTCTCTTAGGTACAAATTCCGTCGCGAGTATTTTGCTTTAACCGGTTGCTTATGATATGTGTTTAACATGATTATACTAGGACACGGTATAGTAATTGATTCCGAATGTAAGTACACGTCATCATAACTTCTAATTACACGCACCTTCTCCAGAAAGACAGCCTTGACTGCATCTTGCCAACTAACGGTGCTTAATGGTAATATTGATAATGGTTGCCCATCAGCGTTCAGTAGTAATACACTGTTATTCAAGATTATATTCCTTGTGATTATAAAGTATTTATGGGTTTTAACTTAGTTGTTTTACTAAAAGTCTTTTTTTACTTTCAGTCATGTTTGCTAAGAATCTATTCGTTTCAGCATAGTAAACATACTCTGCTTGTGTTTTTTGTTCGTCTGTAAGTTGGTTAGTTTTATAATCTTTAATAAGACGTTGTAAATTTTGTTCTTTAATAAGAGTCCTATCTTTATAAGAGCCATAATCACTTAACATTAATATCTTGGCTTCAAGTTGTCTGGTTGTTCGGTCAAGTCCACTAAGTGTTAATGCAGTTGCTACATGATCCCATTTTCTATCTTTAATATCATCTAGTATATAAAACTTTCTATCTTCAGTTCCTACGTAACTAAATGTGCTAGTTGCAATATATAAACTTAACATGGCATCGTATTGCGACTGTGTGAGTGTTGATAATGGAAATATTTTTTTAAATATACGTTCTTTATCTTTAAACATTTCTAAATAAAGTGTATAGGCTGCTGATTCTATTAATCCAGTGCCTGCTATTGCATCAGCATCTTTGCTTGCATATCCAATTGTTGTTACGCCGTCGAGTGTGCTTTTATATCCTTTCCAATTGATTAATCTAAGTTTAAAGTTAATTATTTTATCACTTGCTTCTAAGTCAGATAAGTTAACTAATGTATTTGTTG